TCGCTACCGGGTGATAGTGGTGGATGATCTTGGCTATGTCAAACGCGACAGCGCCGAAACGGGAGTACTGTTCGAGTTAATAGCGCATCGCTATGAACGTGGGAGCCTGGTGATAACCAGTAACCATCCGTTCAGCATGTGGGGCAGCATCTTCGTGGATGAGACTATGGCGGTGGCGGCGGCAGACCGGCTGATCCATCACGGATATATGTTCGAACTGAAAGGTGAAAGCTACAGGAAAAAGACAGCGAAGGCAGTAACAAGCGCGACTTGATGTCGCACTGAAGGGTGCGGCCAGTATAGTTGGCGCGAGTCGGCAAAACTAGTTGACGTCTAATACCTCTCTAACGATGTTGATGTCTGCAATCAACCTTATGTCTTCTAAAGCAGGTTCTAAAATGCCATCACTAAACAGCGACGATCCGATGGCCGTTCGCCAGCTTTTAGGTGCAATGGCCGACCAGCTCGACGACACAAAGAGTCGCCTTGAAGACATGATGCGGGAGCTCACGCATCGCCATGACTTGAATAAGCAGCCGCACAAAACGCAATACGCACTCTAATACAGCACCAGTCGACAGGGGGCGACAGCCCCCATTTTTACGCCTTAAATCTGCTGTAACGCCTATGAATGCAGCTTTTATGCCTTTTCAAGTTTGCGATAATTACACCAATCAGAAAACAAATTATTTAATGGTGTAATTATGAATACAGCCCTTTCCATCAGCGACGATGCCAGCTCAAACACGGCTATCGACTATCGTCAGGAAATGAATGTCATCCACGAAATCGTGGCCGAGTGCGAGAAAGAGATCGCCTTCATGTATCAGGTACACGACTTCGTTTATGGCGACGAACGCCACAACATGATTAATCGCCTGCTGAGACTAAACCATCGACCAGATGAAGATCGCTCGCGTTTAAATCGAGGTTGGTTGGATAAAGTCGATCTGGAATGGGTGAAACAGAATATTTGGGCCGAGTACTGGAGGAAGGTCACGGACATGACTAACGTTTTGCTGATCATGCCAGCTTCCCGTCGAGATGAGTGGCGCGAGCAGTTTATAGAGGGCAAACAGGAAGTCATCAAAACTGACAGAACCGGCTACCAGATGAAGGTTAAAGAGTTCGTTGGTGTACCGGAGTTCAAAGCAGAAACGGTCATACCCACGATGCTTAATTTGCTGAATGACAGGCACAAATATCTCTCTGAGCGCGTGTATGGCTTGTTTAAGGCGCTGAGTCCTGCGCACAAGACAAATAAGACAAACGGTTTCAGCGAGCGTCTGATAATCGCTGACTGCATTTCTGATTTCTGGCGGGACAGCGTTAGCGTGAACTATCGCAAAGAGGACTACATCGACGATCTGCGTGTCTTGCTTCATTTCTTCGCGCACAAAGAATTTATTACCATCAACCGCACTGCTGAGGTGCTATCAGCTGCGTATCGGGCAAACGACTGCCAGACCGGTGACTGGATGAACGTCGATGGAAATCTGATGCGCGTGAAGATGTTCAAGAACGGCAACGTTCACTTTGAAATACATCCTGACGTGGCCTGGAAGTTGAATGAGGTGCTGGCTTACAGTATGCCTGCTGCAATTCCCGCGCCATGCCGAACTGCGCCAAAAACACGGGCACCAAAGCAGTTCGGGTTAATCCAGAAGACGATCTCCGTGCCGGTTCGCACTGCGCTTCGTGACGGGCGATTGAGCAAAGACAAAGGCGTATGGTACTTCTCTGATTCAGCTCTCCAGAAGTCGCAGGTGGAAGAGCTTGAGCGCACACTGAGCTTCATTGGCGGCGTGCAGGAGAAAAAGCACTGGCAGTTCCCGTATGACATCGGCCATACGCTAAATACGATTGTGGCTACCGGTTTAATACCGGATACAAAATCACACCAGTTCTACCCTACCCCACGCTTGATTGCTGAGTACGTTGCCAGAGCCACTGAATTGAAGCCTGGTGAGAAGCTGCTGGAGCCTCAAGCCGGACGTGGGGATCTTCTGGCCTATATTAACGCCGATCTGGAAGATGTTACCTGCATAGAAATCGCACCTCTCTTCGCTGATATCCTGCGTGGAAAAGGGTATACGAACACGATTTGCTGCGACTTCATAAAGTGGTCTGAGGACAACGCAGGTTATCAGTTCGACAAAATCGTTATGAACCCGCCGTACTCGCTTGGTCGTCATAGAGAGCACACGCTGGCTGCGCTGGGGCATCTGAAAGTCGGCGGGCGTCTTGTAGCAGTATTGCCGGGCACTGCGCCAATACTGGACTGGATGACGATGGATAATTACGTTTATGCCAGAGGGAAGTCGTTTACCAACGAGTTTGAAGATACCGGGATCACAGTCAGCGTATACGTTTTCAAACGCGTTAAATGATAGGTAAATACTTACTTAATTTGTGTAAGAATGTAGTAACTAAACGATAAGAGAAAAACACATGAACAACCTCCAGTTAGAGCATTTTAACGTCACAGGCCATTCTGATTTTCCTTTCAAGTTTACATTGAAAGGTTATGCAGAGGATGCGGTAGGCCAGATTATTATTGATAAAGGCATCGTTAAGTTTGAGGGGAATTTTGATGAATCCGCGAAAACATTCATAGACTTCGTTGCCAAACGTTGGAGCGAGCAATGGAAAGACATGGAAAAGCGCGCTAGTGAGTTTGATCGGTTCATGGATGCAATGGATACAGCAAAAGAGGCTCTTGCTGCCGGGACTCCGTTAGATCTTGAGTCACTTTTCAACGGCGAAGTGGCCTCTGCGATGTTCGCCACCATGTTCGCGGGTGAGTTCGTCCGCAGCGGTGCCAAAAACTACCTTGAGCTGGATTACAACGTCCCTGCAATTGGCGATTTCGTCGTTACCATCCAACGCAAAGAAGGTAAGACGCCAGGTGAACGCGTCGCAGAGCTTGAGGCCGTTGTGGATCAGCGTAACGGAGAGTGTGACCGTTTGATCAACGAGCTTCATGCACTTCGGGAAGAAAGAATATGTGCGGGTAGCAATACACGTAATGCAGCGGATATCTACTTCCAGTTAGTTGAGGAATGCCAGATTCCACCAGGTGGCTCTCTTGTCGATTACGTCAGACATTTAATGGCGGAAGTTAACTCCAGCCATAAAGATGGTGAGGTGCGCTGATGTTTGGCATTGACGCACAGCGTATAGCCGCTTTTGCAAAAAGCCCTCTTGATAATCCCTTGTCTCGTAGTGAGCAAATGGAGCTGGCAAGGCTTTTTATTCACATTCAAAAACAGGCAGACGTTTTCAATAACATGCCTAATCAACCTATTCTGGATGGTCACATCCAGATGGTCATTAACAGTCATGAGAAAGGCTGGGCTGCAATCGTCCCCTGCACAATTACATACAGGTTGGCGAAAGAGGTTCAAGAGTTTCGAAAAGCCAGTGTCGAATCGGAGTCTACCAAAGCCGCAATAAACCCTCTTATTCGCATGGGGTTCACATGGACCGGTGGAGCCTACTGGCAAGCACCTCACCCCATTTTATCCGGCAATTAGACGCTACAAATCCTTCGGCATGAATAAATAAAGGCCATAAGTTGTGGCCTTAAATAAATTGTTTTCTACCTTTTCTTATTTGTGAAAATAAACCAGCACTTGGTAGTGCTTATGTAACAGCAAAGAAGAGAAAAACACATGAGTAACAAAATCGAAAACCCCGTAGTTCTCATTCACAAGCGTGAGAACCACGACTCCTATGCGGTGGCGATCACCAATGGGAGTCACGATTATTACGATGGTCTGCTAATGGCCTCAGTGTCGCCTGATGAGGCAGACAACTCTTTTGCCGTATTCGCTATGGTTGGTTACTACATGGCTGCCGAAATTGAGAAGTTGCGTGTTGAGCTGGAGACCGTTAAACAGCGGGAAAAGGATCTGTTTATGGAAAATGTTCGACTTAAGTCAGGTATAGCAGGTCTGATACACCTCGGTATTCGATATGCGGATGTCGAAGTCATGAAAATAGCTGGAGATGCCCAGCTTTCTACTCCCTGTACTGACAGCATCATAAACAGTATTGCATCAGGCGTTTTCACCAAAGAGGGTTAGCACGATGAGAACACTAGAGGTTCGCGCTGAAGACGTAATCCCTGGTGATGTGCTCATAACATCTAAAGGTCAACAATGTGCGGTTAAATCTTTTTGGATGGAAAATGACAAAGTGACTCTGTTCGGTACGGATGGTTCCGAAACTGATTATGACTACGACGAATTGCTTGTTGTTGAGAGAGCTGCCTAATGACCACCGTTAACAATAAGAAATGCTACCCAAGCGAGAAATATCTTAATGAGCTGATCACCAACATTGAGTTTGCTGCAAGGGCACCAGTTGAAGTCGTGAGAGCGATTGCAGCAGAGCTACAGAAGCACCGTAAGGCCTATGCCAATACAGCCGCATCTAAGGATGGTTGGATAAGCTGTAGTGAGCGAATGCCTGTAATTGGCGAGCTAAATTGGAGAACTAGTTTTCCGTTACTGGTTATGTGTGAGATCGGCGTTATACCTGCTTATTACGGCTTTGTGAGCGTTAATGGTGATAGGCATTATGGCTTTATGGAGAGTCTTAAATACGGAGACGATAACGGCAACCATCCTCAAACTAATGAATATGGTCTGATTAGCAATGCCACACACTGGATGCCACTACCAGAACGCCGCAGGAGTCGAACAGTGAATAATGCAGAGTTATTTCAGAAAATATCGGCTCTCGCGACTGAATGCCACGCTATAGCATCTGAGCTTGATGTTGGCGATGAACGAACCGAGATGTTCGAAATATACAGTGTGCTGCGCAATCTCTGTCGGCGTGGCTATGCCACTCAAGTAGGGCGAATGACTAACCCACTACTCTCATCCTGTGATGAGGATGACTCGGATGAGGATGACGAATGATGCATAAATCAGTAGCCGGTGAGCTTCAGAAGGAAGTCGATAATACCACTGATCTATTGGACGATATTTTAAGCATTCTCGCGCTGCTTGAGGCTGGCGATTGGTCAGAACATTGCACTAAAACAGAGCTAGGCGGTCGGCTTGAAAGAGAGATTACACGACTGATTAGCGATGCCCAAAATGATTTGTCACCTGAGCATCTCCCCTGCGATGTAGTTCTTGTGCCAGGGATGAGGATACACGAAGGCGTCAGAACGAAAACATTATTAACCGCATTACAGAGAAGAGCCGAACTAAGCTCGCGGATAAAGTTGATGCCATCCAAAATATTTGATGTCGTCAAATTTACGCCATCGCAACATACTGAGAGAGATAAATGAGCACGGTAGCGAAAGATCTCACAGAAGATATTCTCAATGAAATTATTGCTGGTGCAAATACCTCGCTTGAGCAACTTCTTGCGTTAGCACTGAGAGCCGAACGTCGAGACAGAAATCGTTTTTATGAGCGATTACCAGGGAAGCGACCAGATAGATCGGATGAAGAAGGTTGCGATATAGACTACATGGAGCCTTCAGAGATTTATCAACTTGGTAAAGATGACGGCTGGAACGCTTATCACGATGCTGTGATGAAGTTGGATGAAAAAGTTAAACCTCTTTCTCGACCGGTAGATCACGGTTTCCGCGATAACTGCGAATGCTCTAGTTGCCAGACCACGGCCCGTATTTGTTCCGAATTGACAGATAAGTCCAGCCTAATCTACGAAGTTAATGTAGGCGGTAATACATGGGTCGAATGCACAAGAGCTGCATACGTAAGAGCAAAAGACAAGGGTGAATTAACCAGAGTTGTTACCAATCACCCAAATAATGAGCTTAAAGATCACCAGATTCGAGAACTGGTGAACGAGTTGAGAGATATTGCGGTTCAGTACCACGGAACGCAGCAATTGCGGGAGAAGATTGCCAGAGCAGTGAACAACTCAGTCCGTAAAAAATAAGCAATAGTACGATAAAGAGGCCCCATGCTCTTGATGGGGCCTGTAGCAACTAGCGTTATGGACGCTGGTTTACGTACTCAATGATCGCTTTGATAATCGCGAACATCGGCGGCACGATTTTGAACAGTAAGTTAACCATAACAGGCCTCACTTAGTTTTATCGCGCCTAGCTGCAAATACCTTTGGGCTTGCCTTTGCAGTTGCAATATCTGTAGTCGCCAGATACTTACGGCACGATTTCGAGTTAAGGTAAGGTTTTAGAGTCACCAAAAACCTGGACTTAAATCTTCTTTGAGAACAACGATGTTTAGTAAATGGTCATTATTACCTGGTATGACCACTCAACGTTTCTTGATGAATCCAGTACATTCGGTTAATCTTAATTCAGTCGCCAGATACTTATGGCTCAGGAACAGAGCCGCAAACTCTGTTTCCTTTTAAAAAGCCCAGCCTAGTCAACTGGGCTTTTTAATGTCTATTTTTAACCCAATGAACCTTCAATACCGCAACATCAGTGTCTTGCGAATTAAGATAGTGTGTATAGGTTATACATGCAAGTGCATAACTCTGTGGATAACTCTGTAAGGAAAAAGTAGCTTCCGCGCAATTTAGGCCAGACAAGGCTTTCGCAAAAGTCAACGGAGAGAAAAAATTTGTTAAAAATAACGTTTGTTGGAATTGTATATATTTATGCCTTTCAATAGTTAGCATCTTATTAACATCTTTTTTAAGAGATAGAGTTCAAAAATATATAGCTTCAACATATACTGTATGTATATACAGTGTTAAGAGGCGAGTATTATGGGCTTCCCTTCTCCTGCGGCGGATTATGCTGAGAGCCGTATTTCTCTTGATCAGCAGATAATTAGACATCCTTCAGCGACCTACTTCATGAGGGCAGCTGATAGTCATCATCGTGAGGGAATATTACAGGGTGCATTGCTGGTGGTCGATTCCTCACTTACCCCGGTTGATGGTTCTCTGCTTGTATGCGCTCTGGATGGGGAATATCGCGTAAAAAGATACCGGAAGTACCCACGTCAGCATCTGGAGGATTTAAGAACCGGTAAGAAGGAAGCATTGCCAAAGGATGACGATGCATGCACGGGCAGCAATGCCGTGTTTGGTGTGATCACTCACATTATCAACGACGCAAGAAGTGGCGAGTTTGATGATTGTCCCGTGATGTAGGAGAACTGATTAGGCGGTGCAATGCACCGCCTTTTTATCACACTGCGCGGAATGCGATTTCGCCAGGTATTACTTCACCTTGCCAATACATTTGGGCAGCAACGCGATCTGCGAGGTCACGATAAATAGCTGTAAATTCGCTATCTGGACGACTAATAACGGTTGGTGTTCCGTTATCCAGATCTTCACGAAGAGAGATATGAAGTGGCATTTGGCCTAACAACTGCGTGTTGTATTTCTCGGCCAGTTTCTGTGCGCCACCGGTGCCAAAAATTGGCTCGTGATGACCGCAGTTACTGCAAATATGCACACTCATGTTTTCGACGATACCCAGTACCGGCACTTCGACTTTTTCGAACATCACAATGCCTTTCTTCGCATCGATCAGCGCGATGTCTTGCGGCGTAGTTACCACAACCGCACCAGTTACAGGAATGTTCTGCGCCAGCGTCAACTGAATATCACCAGTGCCCGGCGGCATATCGAGAACGAGATAGTCCAGATCAGGCCATAGAGTTTCCTGCAACATCTGCATCAGCGCCTTGCTGGCCATCGGTCCACGCCACACCATTGCATTGTCGTCGGTGACCAGATAACCAATAGAGTTGGTTGCCAGGCCATGAGACATGATAGGTGCCATGTGAGTACCGTCAGGTGAGGTTGGACGTTGGTTTTCCGCGCCCAGCATGGTTGGAATTGATGGACCATAGATATCGGCATCCAAAATACCAACTTTCGCACCTTCAGCAGCCAACGCCAGTGCCAGGTTTACCGCCGTGGAGGATTTACCCACGCCGCCCTTGCCTGAGCTGACGGCGATAATGTTCTTAACGCCATTAATGCCTGGTTGGTTTTTGACGCGCTTAAGCGTGGCAATGTTGTACGACAGCTTCCAGTCAATAGCCTTTGCGCCAGTGATACGGAGCAGATCACCACTACATTGCTCTTTCAGGTCTTCAAAAGGCTTATTCCACACGAAAGGCATGATTAGTTCGACATGCAGTGTGTCATCCATCAACGCAACATGGTGTAACGCTTTAAGCGTAGTCAGGTTGTGTTTCAGGGTTGGGTGCTGAAAATTAGCCAGCGTACCGGCTACCATTGCTCTCAGGGCATCCGGCGATTTGGACTCGCTCATCCCGTCTCCTTTATTTTAATTTGCGCAATTGTCGCCTTGTAGTGTACTCCAGCTACGACATTTAATCATTTATGAGAAATGCTGTTATCACATGGCAGACATAAGGCCATTTTGTTACTATCAAGCCCCTTTTCACTACAAAGAAGTAATGCCTACTATGACCCAAGTCGCGAAGAAAATTCTGGTGACGTGCGCGCTGCCGTACGCTAACGGCTCAATCCACCTCGGCCATATGCTGGAGCACATCCAGGCTGATGTCTGGGTTCGTTACCAGCGAATGCGCGGCCACGAGGTTAATTTCATCTGTGCCGACGATGCCCACGGTACGCCGATCATGCTGAAAGCACAGCAGCTTGGTATCACACCGGAGCAGATGATTGGCGAAATGAGTCAGGAACATCAGACTGATTTCGCAGGCTTTAACATCAGCTATGACAACTATCACTCGACGCACAGCGAAGAGAACCGTCAGTTGTCCGAGCTTATCTATACTCGCCTGAAAGAGAACGGTTTTATTAAAAACCGCACCATCTCTCAGCTGTACGACCCGGAAAAAGGCATGTTCCTGCCGGACCGTTTTGTAAAAGGCACATGCCCGAAATGTAAAGCGCCGGATCAATACGGCGATAACTGTGAAGTCTGCGGCGCGACATACAGCCCGACGGAACTGATCGAGCCGAAATCAGTGGTTTCTGGCGCTACACCGGTAATGCGTGATTCCGAACACTTCTTCTTTGATCTGCCTTCTTTCAGCGAAATGTTGCAGGCATGGACCCGCAGCGGTGCGTTGCAGGAGCAGGTGGCAAACAAAATGCAGGAGTGGTTTGAATCTGGCCTGCAACAGTGGGATATCTCCCGTGACGCACCTTACTTCGGTTTTGAAATTCCGAACGCACCGGGCAAATACTTCTACGTCTGGCTGGACGCGCCGATTGGCTACATGGGTTCTTTCAAGAATCTGTGCGACAAACGCGGCGACACTACCAGCTTCGACGATTACTGGAAGAAAGACTCCACCGCCGAGCTGTACCACTTCATCGGCAAAGATATCGTTTACTTCCACAGCCTGTTCTGGCCTGCCATGCTGGAAGGCAGCAACTTCCGCAAGCCGACCAACCTGTTTGTTCACGGCTATGTGACGGTGAACGGCGCGAAGATGTCCAAGTCTCGCGGCACCTTTATTAAAGCCAGCACCTGGCTGAATCATTTTGACGCCGACAGCCTGCGTTACTACTACACTGCGAAACTCTCTTCGCGCATTGATGATATCGATCTCAATCTGGAAGATTTCGTTCAGCGTGTGAATGCCGATATCGTTAACAAAGTGGTTAACCTGGCCTCCCGTAATGCAGGCTTTATCAACAAGCGTTTTGACGGCGTGCTGGCAAGCGAACTGGCTGACCCGCAACTGTACAAAACCTTTACTGATGCCGCTGAAGTGATTGGCGAAGCATGGGAAAGCCGCGAATTTGGCAAAGCTATCCGTGAAATCATGGCACTGGCTGACCTGGCTAACCGCTATGTTGATGAACAGGCTCCGTGGGTGGTGGCGAAGCAGGAAGGACGCGATGCCGATCTGCAGGCGATTTGCTCTATGGGCATTAACCTGTTCCGCGTGCTGATGACGTACCTGAAACCGGTACTGCCGAAACTGACTGAACGTGCAGAAGCATTCCTGAATACAGAACTGACCTGGGATGGTATCCAGCAACCGCTGCTGGGCCATAAAGTGAATCCGTTCAAGGCACTGTATAACCGTATCGATATGAAACAGGTGGAAGCACTGGTGGAAGCATCCAAAGAAGAAGTGAAAGCCACAGCTGCACCGGTAACTGGCCCACTGGCTGACGACCCGATTCAGGAAACCATCACCTTTGACGACTTCGCCAAAGTTGACCTGCGTGTGGCGCTGATTGAAAACGCGGAGTTTGTCGAAGGTTCTGACAAACTGCTGCGCCTGACGCTGGATCTCGGTGG